GGGGGGGGTATAGTGGGTAAGGTCTGTAACTAAGGCCCGACTGCTAACAGTCTGTTACAATTTGTTGTGGATCTGAGAGGTTAAAGTGTTTCAACGGCTGGCTAGACCATGATATCTGGTGTATAGGGCTGTGGCGGTGCCTGCCTTAGCGGCTGCCTGCGCCCACCATTAGCTACGAGGATCGTCAATGCCGTCGAAAAACATACCCTTGTCGTTATGCCGTGCTAGGCACCTTGGAGGGCAGTTGCTATAAGCAACTCCCAAACGACACAGTTGTGTGAATCGAATGACTTTCCAAGTCATTGTTTGGTTGTTAACACCAGTGATGAACACCGTCACTTCAGACGACCTGTTCCCAAGGGCGGTTGTGGTCTCTGTGTCAGTTGCCAAATTGACACGTATATGCATGTAAATAAATTATATGTTCAATATAATTTATTTACATGCACGCGACCAAAAACCGTTGTGTGGTAGTAGGTATAGCTCCACTACTACCGCACAAACGGTGGTTGATTTTTATGTATACATGCGCGAGACCGGACATCAACCGGTCATTTCGCTTTGTGTGTTTTATGTACATGTATGTTCAAGAACAACAAGTAGAAATTTATGAAGAAGCAGGGAGGGATGCAACCGTAATGTAGATTGCGTAACCGGCCGTGGTGTTGGTCAGCCCCGTGCCTTCTGTAAAAGTAAGCGCCATCGTGTTGGTCGTCGAAGTGACCTCAGTGGTGATGAGCGAACTGCCGTAGTTGGTCCCATTGTAATCATTCATGGTGAGAAGGCCACCTCCTGTGGTCCATCCAGCTGACGTCAGCGGGCTCACTCCGGAAGAGGGCTGATACCTCGACAAAGACAAGGTCAACATGCCCAATGGCAGCCCAGAAAGTGTGAGCGTGGCCGTGCTGCCAGACCCTGTAGAAGTAGCAGTCGGAGCGGTAGCCGTGCCCACCATGACCACGGTACTAACATCAGTGCCAACGTCGGCAATGTTCACACCGTTAAGCCTAAAGACATTTTGCGCAACCGACGCAGTAGGAGACCGAGGAATAACAGGCTTAAGAAGCTCTATCTCGTAGGTGACCCAAACCTCACCAATGGTGGTGCCTACTGGCGCGCTGAGACCCGTGGTGGCAACCTGAAACTTCAACATGTCGTAGAAGCGGTTGTCAGAAACCCCGACATCAACCTTGTAGGGGTCCTTCACATAAAAGGGGTCATCACGGCGTGAACCGCGTGCGCACTCAACGGGGTGGTAAAAACTCACCGATGGCTTATTGGCTACTGCAAATTCCGAATTCTCCATCTCCTGGACGCTCACAAACGATGGCTCATTCACGTTGTAATTAGACGCGAGAATGACCTTTCCAAGGCCAGAGCCGGTAGCGTATTCGGAACTAGTGCTCTTAAACTCAAACACCATCCCCTTCACCTTGTACTGCTGATACGAGGTGGCAAGGCTGGCTAGCCACGGGAACACATCCTTGTTGCCAGGGTTAACATCGTAAGCCGAGTTGACGAACGATGTCCCGGTGGACGTAATATCCGTGATGTACTCACGATGCTTAATCGTGGTAGACAATGAGTTGTTGGCAAATACAGGAGGATCTCCTGCTAGCACCAAAGAGTTGGAGTTGACAGAATAATCGCCGTAGCCAGTGATTTGGGCCAGTCTCCTGCCGACCGTGCCCCCGACAACGCCACCCATGGGGCCACCGAAGTGTGCCCCGGCAACGGCGCCCGTCTTAGCAAAGGTACCTTTCGGAATTTGCTTGAGAAGGGCGTCGACCTTGTTGGCGAGGGAGTTAACTTTCCCAGGTTGCGCTTTCTGTGTCATGTTATTGGCGTTCTTCGCCTGCTTGTTGTTCTTGGCACCCTTCATTTGGGTGTCCTTGACTGTGCGTGTGTGTATGTTTGGATATATAACTCTGTATTGTTATATTGGGAGCATCCTTCCAAAGTTGTTGTCTTCCCCCTGACCGAATTGCAACTCGTTGTAATGTTGCTCGATCAACACCTGCTCCCGAGGTGTCACCCCGAATGTGTCGTAAAATGCCACTCTGTTCGCATCACTCACCACTCCGGTACTTGTCATCCCATTTGAGAGATAATACATACCGGTACCCTCCATCAGCCATGCGTTGTCTTTCTTCTTACCGTTGTATTCGGGAAAGCACTTGTAAAAAGCTGAATAAAGAGGGACACTGCCGTAAGTGTTAAGCCCGCCAGTCCGCACCTGACCCATCCACTTGCGGAGGTATTCTGGTGCCTTCAAGCAATAGGTGTCCTTACTAAGAGCAGCTAAAGTTCTGACCATAAGCCACTCACCGTCAATGAAACACGGGCGAGTTTGGCAAAAGTCAATGTGCTCGAATTTAGAGACGATTCCTTCAACCTTGAGGGTGAAGCCCATCTCCAGGAACCAATCACTTGGCGTGGACTTGGTGGGGGCAACGGCATATGAAATGGTGCCAAGTCTAATTCTGTTGGTGCGTGAAGGATCGATCAGCGCCACACGCCTCGCAGCCGTCGTTGTTTCGGTGAGGCGTTTGTAACGTGCGTGGCCGCCGCGACTCAAAATGACTACACAGTCATCGCCGTTGTCGACGACGTTGAAGTCAAACCGCGGTATCAACCCTAAGTGGCCATTGAAATACGAGTAAAGGAGACTACACATCAACAATTTGTTTCCCAGTGATGTGTTCATGTCACCGCTCATTCTAGACCCAAGTTTTTCATAGGCGATTTTGACATCAAGCCCATCTTTCCTTGTGTACATGACGCACTTGTTGTGGATCATCCTTTTCAAGCACCACCGAAGGGTGTCAATCGTGGGATCCTCGCGGTACATCTTGGTGTAGAATGAAAACTCGTAATCCAAAGCTACATGTGACACATGTTGGTCCATTCTAGAGAGATCAAAGGTGATTGCAATTGGATCATCTAACTCATCCCATGCCTCGCGGATCATTCCAGCGATCTGCTTGGCGTTCTGGCCGGATACCACTGTAGGACGTCCATACACCTCGTCGATAGCTTTGTAAATCGCTTTTTCGGCGGGGCGGATGTACGAACCTAATAGTACATTGGCACGGACATTGCGTGGGGAAATAAGTCGTGGTACTGGATCGTCATCTTTCTTTTTGATTTTCTCATTCTTGATGAAGGACACTACTTTAAATACGTCGGGGGGGATTCCCGTGCGGAGGATCTCAGCGAATGCTGCTCTGTAGATAGCTTTCTTGTGTGGCGGGGAACTCTCAACAAATTGTTGATGAGACATCCGAAACACAGGACTGACTTCCTTCAGAACCTTGCGTCTGAAATCTGCCATCCGCACATGGAAGACATTTGGAATTGGTTGGGGGGGAGCAATGAACAAACTCCCACCCGGTACCGGATTCTTAACCCGGTACAACCTCTCATACAAGGCTCTAACAGCATTGATGTATGAGTTGTTGTGTACTATGTATCTTACATCGTCGCGACCTAATCCGGCCAAATGTACAAAGCGACGAATATCTTTCTCCCTGCCATTTCCCACACCGTCCGTAATTGTAACGCAGCCCCCGAGTTGTAATAACTCTGCGGTGCGGTCAACACTCGTGTTTACCGCTTTACGGACGACGGGGCCCCATCACACCCGCCTCCTGTCCGGGCCCAATGCGATTGCTCTACCTGTCTCATCATAGATGGTGTCGATAAAGCAAACGCTGACACAAGCCTCAAAAATCTCCGCACGCAACGAAGGGGAGTTCGTTGTAGTGGCGTGCGTGTTGAGTGCATTGCTGACGGCCCGCTCTACAACGGCGCGATTGAGAGGAGTGTCCTCACGCACCGAAGTAGGAGTCACTCGAGTAAACACGAGTGCACGGATTGCGAATATAAGGTCCCTGCGAGCCAACAGCCGCTGATCAGTTCTGCGGCGGCCATTGCCTCTGCTGTAGCGAGCTCGGACCCGAAAGACCCACGACTGGCAAATCCCGTGTTTTAGTAGGAATTCTAACAGCCGCGTACGCCAATCGGTGTCTGGTGGGATCCGGTCGAATGCTTCGGTGATGTATTCAGGAAGTGGGTTGGCACTGTAAACATCGTCATGTGCTGAGACTGCTTGCCACACATCGTATGTGGTTGGTGGGGCAGTATAGCACACATACATCCGAAAGAAAATGTACATTAGTATACACACGCCCGCTAAATATGCTGAGAAGTAAAGCTGCAACATATCATCGCGGTCGTCCGACTCAACGGTGATGTTCCCGCGAGTCGTGTTGTGATGGGTGTTCACAACAAAAGTAGTATTTACAAGGTATAGAAAAAGATCGTTATCTACACCGAAGCCCTTGCCATGTCTGGATACCCATTGGCGTGCCTCGTCGACGTTCTCTCTTGCCGACTGAATGCTTGCATTATACCAAGGCGCCCAAAGATCAAGCGAAAAATGATCGCTGTATTGTGCTACCCATTGACGTGCTGTGCCGACGCTTTCCTTTGCCGACCGTGCACGTTGCGCATGCTGCCAGGGTCCCCAGACATCTGGTGGGGCCACCTCCCCGGGAGGTGTTACAACTGGGTTACCCATTCCCAGAGGTGGGGGAGATTCAAAGTGTCCCCCGACACTGAAGGAGAGGATGGTGTGTATCGCGGCCAAGCAACACACAGCAACCCCTCCTGTCACCCAATATCTTCGACCATAACGATTCATGGTTGGGTGGGCAAACTGAGATTTCTCAGCCAAGACGCA